AGGAGACCAAGGAGTAGATGATCTACCCCTGGGATGCTAGTCTTTAGAGCTTTATAGAGTGCTTTGAATTCATTCAGTCTTAAAGTTCTCTGTTCCACATTGCTTCACATACGTTAGGGAGGTATTCCTGTAGGATGTCTTGGATTTGTGCTGCAATAAGTGCGTGTTCTTTTTGAGTACCATTCTTACACCGAAGATCACAGTAATGCAACCACGATCTAATGGTACCATTCATGTACATTGTTGTTGGTGATGCCATTGGTAGTACTTCACGAGCACATTCCTTAGCTACCCCAGCTTCCAACATACGTTTATAGAGGTTATAGGATTGAGCATAGAATTTACCAATATCATACTCTAGGTGTTTCTTTACGACATCATCTAGGTCATCAATAGAGTTCTGTCGGTTCTTTGTATCTTGTCTACGGAGTTCTGGGATCTCAGCAGGTTTAGTTACTGCTGCATACCGTTGAGAGAACTCTTGGAAGCTAAAGCTACGATGCCTAAGGATCTGTGCTGCTATACTTCTTGTTGTCTCTATCTCTACACACATGTTCACCATTTCAAAGGGTGACCAATGGTTATGTTTAATTAGATACTTAATTAGTTTAGCACTGGTCTCAGTGTTTGATTGATTAGCTGGGTTAGATACCCTAGCCATATAACTAATAAGTTCTTCAGCGTTAGGAGTGATGTGTATGAGGGTGGTAGAGTGCATACTAGTGGTGGTAGTTGGAATGCTAATAAATGGTGGTTATTAAGAATCTTGTTATTACTTCTACTGCATACAGTAGTATAGGTAGTGACAAGATTGAGAAGTTAGGAGTTGGAGATACAATAAGTACTCACTAGATTCAGTACAAGTTAGAGTAAGTAGAGAGAAGGTACTTACAGAATGTCCATTCCCAGGGACATTAACTAAGGAGTTAGGTTTTGTGTCTTTGTAGTTTAGGAATCCCCCCCCTACCCCCCCTTTAAGGTAGTAAAGAAGAGGAAGATGTGTCTTTAGCGGAGCTAATGACAGGTCTTCCTCTAGCTTCGGGAAAAGTGATCCACCCTTCACTTCTCCCTTTAGGGGCATGATTGGTCTTATATCCAGGTGGGGACTGACTTTTTAGTTTTACCTCTAGCTTGTCGTCTTTGGTCTATACTGAAGCCAAGGACAAGGTGATTGGTAGCTGCTTGAGGATCATCCATGAACGTATCAAGCATATCATTCCAGTCTTCTTGTTTACGCATTTTAACAGCTTCATAAGCACTAATAGACATAGCATCTGTAAAGTACTTAACACCTTGTGCTAAGGAGTCTAATCTGTCATCATGTTTTACGGCACCTTTCTCCCGGCACATCCTAGACATCTGATAGAAGAGCATGTATAGGAGACGGTCTTCGGGTGGGGCTTCTTTATTCGAGTTGTAGTCCCATTCCACCACAGCCCGATCAACAATAAGGCGATGTTGATTAAGAACAGGCTCAAGGGTATCAATAATACGGTCTTCTTTTCGGACGTTAGCTCGGACTTCTTCAATGTCAATAGCTTGTTTAGTTTGTTGTAGATGTTTCTTAAAGAGTTCAGACACCATACCATCACCAAAGTTAGTCTCAATGACTAGTTTAGTTACGTTATAGCGTTTACAACCTCTAAGGATATCAAGCAATGTTCTATCACTATAACCATCACGATAAGCACGTACTTCATGTACATACAGGAAACCATTACGTTGAGACATGTATGTAACTGCTGTCTCATCAGTACCCCTACCAGATGGGTCTACTGAGCAGATAGTTTCGGTGTATGGTCCCCATTCCCCTTGTAAAGCCATAGGTGAGTAGAAGTAATCACCAGGTAAGCCTACTGTAGGGAGGTCTTTAAGGATGTTACGGGGGTCACTACACCACACCACAGCATCAGGAGCTTGTGTAGGGTTAACAGCAGTTACCACAAGATCAGAGAACTTAAGGGGGAACTTCTCAGCATCACTCAGGGTAGTATCCAGTTGGAACTGCAACATGAAGTTGCTACGACCCATAGCTGCTTCACGTTCTAACAAGTCATCACTGGTAAAACGATCAGGGTCCGTAGGAGTCCACTCCTCTGCACCCATCTCGATGTCTTCAACGATCTGTGGTGCTAGAAGGTTTTCATATTGAGTTAGTTTATCTTTACGTGGGTAACGTGATGGCCAAACAAAGGGGCGATAGTTACGCTCAGCTAACTTACGGTAAATGGTAAAGGTAGTCTGTGGTGTACCAAGGTACATAATGCGTGAGTCCTTCTTAGGTGTAAGGATAGACTCAGCTTCCGTACAAAGTTGAAGGAGCTTTTCTCGCATCATCTCCGTCATAGAGTTACCAGGTACTTCGATGTCATCGAGAATCATCAGGTCTGCACGGCTACCTGTTAGCTGACCTGTGATTCCAACTGACTTAACGGAGGGTGCTTGGTGAGGAGAGCAGTTAACATCAAAGCTAATGCGAGACCACCGACTATCATCAGCTTTTGGTCTAAGGTGTGCTAACCACGGTGTTTCAATGATCAGCTTCTGAAGGAAGATCGACATGTTATCTGCACGCTCTTTAGAAGCGGAGATGATCATGATCTTCTTTTCTGCATTATTGAAGAGAGTCCATAACACAAACGCTCCAGTAATCCAGCTCTTACCGACTCCTCGGAAGGCTTGGATCTGTAGTCGTTTAGGACCGTGTTGTAGATAATCAGCAATTGCGTATTGTGCTCGGGTTGGAGATGGTAGGTCAAGCTGTCCCCACAATGCTTGAAGGAAGATCTTAAAATCGTCTCTAAGGGCTGTTAAAGTATCCATACGATAGAATGTACCTAAGTGAGTAACGAGACGCCTTGTAGGGGCACAGAGACGTCTCTGAGGGGGTGTTAGTCAGCTAGACGCAATAGAAATGGTGAATAGCCCGGGAGATCTTGAACATAATCATTGGCTTGTTTTTCTATTCCACCGTATGCAGCTGATCCACGGTTAAATGCAGATAATGGTCTGCTATCCCTAGTTTCAATAGTAGACCTAGCGGAAACACCTCTAGTACTACCTTGCCCCCTACGTCCAGTTCTACTCCCCCTTCTACTAGTAGTACTAGCTGCTGGTTTAGCAGCCGGTTTAGGCATAACATTAGGCTTACTAGCTGTAGGTTTAGCAGCCGGTTGAGGTTTAGGTTGAGGTAATGGTTCCCTATTAGCAATTGCTGCAGCTCTTTGACCTCGGGATTGACTAGGTGTAAGTATATTTGTTGATTGAGTTGGTGTAGGTGTAGGTGTAGGTGTAACTCCTTTGGGCATTAATCCTTTAGGAACACCCTCTGTAGTACCTACTTTATTAGCAGGCTGTACAGTACGAAGTGGTCCGGCTTTAGCATTAGAGACATTAGGCGCGAATTTAGAGATATCGTACTCCTCTAACCCTGCCTTCGCCATATCATCAATATTAATATTTTCACCAGCACGTTCAAGTATGTAATCATACATAGCTACTGGATTTAAACCCTCTTTCTTTTCAAGTCTATCAAATTCAAAATTTAAAGCTTCAAGATTAGATTCAGGGAGAAAACGAGAACTTTGACCTTTTAAATTAGTTCCCAACAAAACTGAAATAAACGGATTTAATGGAGAACCCCTAAGACCACCTCTAGTTGGTAAATCTGAAGCTAAATTAGCTGCCTCACTTAAACCTTCTATTTTATTGGTAGCCATTCCTATATTTAATTCTTCGTAGCGAGTTTGTGGCCTAGGAGGGTTTTCTGCACTACGTCCAGCAGCTTGATTAGCTTTAGCATATTCTGCACTAGCAGCTGCTACATTACCGGGAGAACCAGAAGCAGAAGTTTGAAAATGACCAATATCAAGTTTTATACCAAGACGCCTACCAACTTCTTGGTAATATTTTTGTAGATCAGCCCACTCAGCAGCCTCAAGCTTGCTTAATTGTTGAGCAGTTAATCCCTCAGTTCTTTGATTCCAAGCCTCAACTAACGCAGGACTTTGAGCATCTCTAAATTGACGCCCAATCAAAATACCCTTTTTATTAAAAAAGGAAGGACTAAGTGTAATACCAAGTTTAGCTAACGCTTCCCTTTTTGAGTTACCATTAGCCATCTCTTTGATTACAGCGTCAGATACCTCCCTGGGTGTGCTGTATTGAGGTGGTACGTAACCAGCATCTTGATATTGCCGTAATACGTTAATTTGCCCTTGAGGATCAGTAGTCGTAAATGTACCCTCTCGAAGAATTTTATTAATACCACGACCCTGCTTACGACTAGCAGGTATCCTTCTGCTTGGCATCTTCTTAGGAGCCATTACTTAGCTCCCTACAACGCTGGATCCACCGTCCTTCTTACGCTTCTCATTATCCATGTAGCGTTGAGCAATCATCTCCTCACGACCCGTAGGACGACGCCGGGGAGCCTTCTTAGGGGCTTGTTCCTGAGGCTTATCCTTTGGCATAGAAAACTTACGTCCAGCCTTACGGGCGTCTCTCTTTTGAGCTTTGAGATCCTGCTTCGCTTTATCCATATCACGCTTTTCCATGCGTGCTTTGATGTCTTCAGAAGTGGTGTTCTTACCTGCCTGACGCTTTTCAGATGCTTTACGCATCATCTTAATTTCAGCAAGCGTATCTTTGACTGACTTCTTCTTTTCCATAGTTAGTTAATGTGTGATAGAATGAATTGTTCCCTTGGTGTTACACCGAATGTTTTACGCATCCATTGGAGCCAGTTGCTACTTCCTTTATCCTGATTACACTTTTGACAGGCTGGTACCAGGTTACTTGTAAGATCTTCTCCGCCCATAGACTTAGGACGAACGTGGTCAAGAGTAAGTTGATTGATGTCATAGTATTCTCCGCAATATGCACAAGTGCAGTTGAAGTGTTCTTTGATGGCACGCCTCCAGAGGCGCTTAGCTTCAGGACTTGTCATCGTAATCAAGTTGTAAAGGTAGTGATCAGGAGAGGGCAGCAGTGGAGTCATGATGCGTATTTTTTACCCGTTCGTGGTCGGGTACGGTTAGTTTTAGGGGACTCAAGTCTCCCTTTATTAGGTCCAGTGTGGGAAGCATCCTTCCCATCACCATTACCGTATGTACCAAGTTTCCTATTTAGTTTGTTAGCGTCTGTACGGATCTTTAGACCATCAGTCGTCTTATTGTACTTAGCTTGTTG